TTGTTGTGCTAAATCTGTCATTTTATTATCTCCATTGTTCTCCGTATATCCAGCAAACTAATACTTTGCGAATTCCAGAAGTTACAGGTGTTACCCTATGATTTAAAAAACTTGTAAAAGAAACCAATTTATTTGGTGTTGAGTTGTAGGTAACAATTTCTCCTCCGTCTCCGAAGAACTGTAAATCTCCACCCTCAAAGCCTTCATTCAATACCCATGAGATAGATATTTTTCTCATAGAAGATAAAGAATCACCAGCATCAATATGCCAGTCGTATTTTGCATTATCGTGTGAATCATATTCTAGATATTGAATATCCTGAATTCCTGACAGCCTATAATTAAAAACTTGATTAAGTTCTATAACTGCATGACTTATTAATTCTGCTGTAACGCTATCTTTTTGATTCAATCGCCATGCCTGTACCTTTCTGAAATCTGTATGCAAAGATGTTTTTGCTTTTATTTCTTCACCGTAGTTCATAGCTTCTTTTAAAACTATATCCGTCATTTGCGAATCCATTTCGAGTGGAACTATTCCATACTCTGGGTCTTTAGTTAAATCTGTCTTGACGTTGTATTTAAAAAAATCTGATTCTAGGTGGGATAAACTACCCATAATATCTCCTTTAAAAAAACTCGCCTACCTTTATGTTGAAAGTAGACGAGAACTTAAATTGCCTACTCATTGGGGAGCAGGACTTTGGGTTCGAAAAATAATCAATCACTTTCATATTACACATTTAGAAAGGAATATCATCATTAAATTCGTCTTTTTCATTTTTAGAATGAGCTTTATCAATTATCTTTTGTGCGTCTGCTGGAGATAATCCAGAATCTTTACCAGCCTTTTGTCTTTCTATAGCTTCACTAAAATTTGAGCCACCTGTCATTCCGTCAGTTACAGGCTTCCAATTATTAACTTCTCCATATAGCTTCCCATTTTGTGAAGTTTTTAAATCAATATTAATCCATTCATCATCTTTGGTTGATAGCCATTGAATAAACTCTTGTCTTTTTATGGCAATATTACAATGTATAAAATCAACTTTAGCTTCTTTAAATATAATTCCTTGTGGAAATTCTTTTTCTTTTCTGTCAGTCATTTTTTTGCTCCCTTTTTATTTTCATTCTTTGTTGTGCTTTTCGTAAACAAGCATAGCCTGTCATTACTGATTTATCTTCCATCTTTAATACTCCTCTTGTTGATTGCTTTGTTTGTAAATTGCATGATTGCAGTATGTTTATTCTTATTTAGTTGCTTAGATTGACGCATGTACTCTGCTAAAAACTTCAAAGTCTTATGAACATCTACAGCCGTTGCCAAATGCAGTTGGATTTCATCTTCAATTTTAGATAAAAGTTTTTCCTCTAAATCTTCAAATTCTTGATGCTCTAACTCTTGCTGATGTTGTAGCAATGATTCTTCCAAATGTTCTTCTGACTCACCTTTATCCATTATACTTCACCTCTTTTTATAATTTCCTCTATCTCTTTACTTCTTTTTAATATTTTTTCTAATGCAATGTTTTCAAGTACAATATCAATATCCATTAATGTATTGTCTTGAGTTATATGGTCTAGCAATTCTGCTACAGACATTTCATTCTCTAATTTATTTATTTCTGCTCTTACTATACGGCAATAATTATCCATTTTATTTATCCTTTATTTTTATTTTACGATAATGCTCATTATCCCATTTGAGAAGGATTAGAAGCCCTATGGAGCTAACCACTAATCCACCACCAAAACCAATACTAACTAAAACTAAAGTACTCATTATAACCCACCAGTATTGTTTGCATCTGCATCATTATCTGGAGTTCCTCTAATCAGCAGAATTGATTCATAAAGATAGCGTCTTGCGTAGGTCATAGAAGTTCCAATTTTTTGTGCCTTTCTTTCAGAATAAAGAATTATTTCAGATTGAAAATATTGCCTATTAATAGTGTGAGTAATTCTCATTCTAAACTTCATTTGGGATTCTACTTTTCCATGAATATCTTCTTGTTCAAAAACTTGCGTAAAATTTGAAACAAGATTATGTCTTAACAATATTGGCTCTATTATAACAATCATATCTTCTAATTTTGTATACTTATAATTTTGATAATCATTATTGCCGTTTTGCTGTATATCTGCTTCTTGTATTTCAATTCTTGCATTTGCAAAATCTTTTAAATGCAAAGTATTAAAATCATCAGTCTTATCATTTTTCATCATTTCATCTATATCTGGTTTGCTCATTGTTTCTATATTGCTCATTGCGTTCTCCCGTTAAGTTTTTGTAATCTTTGTTTTAATATTTTATCTATATAAGCACTTTCCATTTCTGGAATTTTTTCCATGTACTTCCCTCTTGTAAATAAAGCCACTACATAATCCATAAAATTATCTATACCATAATCAGCCTGATCTAAATAATCTTGATAGGTTTTTTTCGTAAATTCCTTACTAAGCAACTGTATATTAATAAATGTGAATAATGTATTGCAAAGCAGTATTGCTGGTTTATAAACTTTGTAATATTCAAAAAGTTGATTAGACTTATCATTAAATATTGATAAATCTTTAATAGCATCATCAATAACATTATCTAAAATCACACCTCTAGCAATAAAGTCTGCGTGTTTACAATCGTCCATATTAAGCTCCCAATATTTTATCTATTTCAATATAGATATACGTATACATAAAAATAGTTATTACTAGATAAGCAATCGTTTTTACATGATCGTTTTTTTTATAAGGTTGTATTCTTATTTCTTGCCCACATTTATTATATTGTTTGCTCATTTTTTACCCTTTATTAATTTTAATTTATAAATATAATTCTTTTAAGTTTAAAAGTAAACCTTTATTTATAATAAAAATATAAAGAATTAGCTTTTAATTATATTAAAATTAATATATAATTTAATTTACTAATTTTTAAAAATAAGGAGTTATATGATGAAGTTAAGTGAATTCATGAAAGAGGAACGATGGACTGTTGCCTTAATTGCTAAAGAATTAAATGTTCCAGAGCCAACTGTTGTTAAATGGAAGTATAACGAAGCAATTCCAAGAAAGCAGCATGTATTGCAAATATACAAGTTCACAAAAGGAAAAGTTACACCCAATGATTTTTATTTTTCCACCATTAAATGAGCTTTCAGGCTATGGCATGGGCTGTTAAACAAGATACTAAGAGTCCAGTATCTAAATTAATATTATTAATGATCGCTAATTATGCAGATGCGAATGGCGAGGCATATCCTAGTCAAGAACATCTAGCAAAATTATGTCAATGCACTAGAGTATCAGTTAATAAGCATGTAAAAGATTTAGAAAGAAATAATTTTTTTACAATTAGAAAAACTAAAAATGGTATGTTTGGCTATAACACATATAAGTTGAATATTGGCTTAGTAAAGAATATTTACTTACCAAGTAAAGAATCTTTACTCAATACTCAAGATAAACTAAAACCGTTGTTTTTTGATAAGTTCTGGGAAAGCTGTCCGAGAAAAATAGCTAAAAAGAAAACTGAAGAAATATATACTAAATTATTGAAAAGTAAGGAAGTTACGGAAGAATATCTAATAAAAACAATGGGAGATTATAATAAAAGTGTAAAAGATACTGAAATGCAATTTATAGTTCACCCAGTAACATGGTTGAATCAAGGTAGATTTGACGACAAGATAGAAGTTAAGGAAAAGAATAAGAATTGGTTAGCTGGATAAATAAAAGCAATAAAGAATAATAATAATAATTGGAGAAAACAATGAGCGATTATCTGGAAGGCATTTACACTTGTAGAGATATTTATAAAGATGTAAAAGATTTATATGATGGTAAAACACAACAGCAATATGATACAGGGTTTGAAAACTTAAACCCATTGCTAAAAATTATTAAACCATCATTTATGTTAATAACAGGAACACCCAATTCAGGAAAATCTTCTTTTACACTTGACCTAGCTCAACAATTGGCACGTCTCCACGATTTTAAGTTTGTAATCTATTCACCAGAAAGTTCACTAAGCCGAAACGTAGCCAGATTAGTAGAAAAATACTGCGAGAAGCCTTTTGATAAAATGTTTGATAATCGTATATCAGAAGAAGAGCTAGTACATGCTTTAGCATTTATTAACGATCATTTTTATTTCATAGATAAAAAAGATGATAGTCCAGACATAACGTGGTTATTAGAAAAAGCTGAGATATGTAGACAAGAATTTGGTATTGATTGCTTAATAACAGACCCATATAACGAGATTAATCCATCAAGAGCAAACATAAATGAAACTGAACATATCTCTATTCTTATATCTGATATAAAAAGATGGAACAGGGAACACAACATGATAACTATGATGGTAGCTCACCCAACCAAGCAAACCAGAAATGCAGAAGGAAAATTTGTAGTTAATAGTTTGTATGATGTGAGTGGAAGCTCACATTGGAATAATAAAGCCGACGTAGGTATAATTGTTACCAGAGATTATGAAGATGAATCAACAATTATAAGGGTAGCTAAAATTAGAGAGGTAGACGTGCAAGGTACAATTGGACAATGTAAGATGAGATGGAGTAATGCTAAAAGAATATTTATACCAGACATGAGCTATGAGAGTTAAATTATGAATGGATTGCCCACATTGTGGAAAAGAAACTAATCAAAATAAAAAGGAGCATTAAATGAAAGTTGTTAATTATGAAATAAATAAGCTAGTAAAGGCAGAATACAATCCTAGAGAATTATCTACAAAACAACATGAGGATTTGCTTGATAGCATTACTAAATTTGGATTAGTTGACCCAATTCTTGTAAACATAAATCCAGAAAGACTGAATACAGTTGTCGGTGGTCATCAAAGGCTGGAAATCTGTAAAGAGTTAGAATTTAAAACTGTTCCCTGTGTTGAATTAAATCTTTCAGAGAAAGAAGAAAAAGAATTAAATATCAGGTTAAATAAAAATCATGGTCAATGGGATTTTGATAGTCTAGCAAATTATTTTGAAGCAGATGACTTGTTTGACTGGGGATTTAATCTAAAAGAAATAAAATTTAGCTCCCCAGAAATAAATAAAATGTCTGAAGAATTTGATGTGGATTTTGACGGAACAGGATATGACTACATGCCATCACAAGTTAGAATGGTTCAGCTATTTTTAGATAGTGAATCAGAACCTAAATTTAAAGAAATGGCAGAGTTATTATCAACTATATACGAATCAAAAAACTTAACAGAAACCGTGCTACAGGCTATAGAAAATGAATATAATAAATGTAAAAACTAAATTAGATAAGGGTGGTATTAAAGCTATAACAGGTAAATTTATTGATGAATCATATATAAAGTACCCTCTTATCAGCGAAAATACGACTGTTTACAATGAGCATGGTGAGTTATTGTTAGTGTTTTTAAAGAATATTGTGCCTTTTAAACTTGCAAAACAAGCATACCCTTTTTTAAGAAAAGCTAGTATACCGAGTGGTAACAGAGGAATGGCTGCTGGTGATTTATCTGATTATAAGGTAGGTGGTAAAATAGATGGTTTGACTGTAGGAAAAATAGATAACAATAGATTTTATCCGTTAAAAAAAGATGGCACATTATCAAAT